AATTGAAAAATAATAAATTAAAAGATAGAATTATTATAAGTTGGGATTTAGATTAGATGATACATAGACATGGATATTGGTATTTTAAAAATGCTGTTAATAAAGATTTTTGTAAAAAGATTGAGGATATTGTAAAAAAAATAAAACCAATAAAAGGAACTATAACCGGAATAAAAACCCCTAAAAAAGGAAAAGAAAAAGAAAAATTATTTAAAAAAAGAAATTCAGATATAAAATTTTTTTCAGATCAAGCTATTTATGATCAAATTATATATTATGTTAGAAAAGCAAATGAAGCAGCCGATTGGAATTATGACTTTGATTGGGTAGAAGAAGCTCAATATACTATATATAAAAAGAACCAACATTACGATTGGCATTGTGATCAATCAAGTGAACCGTATAAAAGCGATGATATTAATTTTAATGGTAAGACAAGAAAACTAAGTTGTACTTTACTTCTAAATGATACAAGTAAATATGAAGGTGGTGATTTTGAGTTTGATTTTAGAAATAATAAAAAAGGTAATAATATTAAAAAGGCCACTGAATTAACTAATCAAGGTGACTTGATAATATTTCCATCTTATGTATGGCATAGAGTAACACCAGTAACAAAAGGAACTAGAAAGAGTTTAGTTATGTGGACGATAGGTTCTCCTTTTAAATAAATTTTAAAGATGCCAAAAAAAGCTAAACAATTTATGTATAGTGTGCCTCTACCAAAACATGTGGAGCTATATCCTAAACTATGTGGTCATTTTATGACACCTACCTTTGAAGTAGTTTATCCAGGGATGTCTGATAAATTAAACATTAAAAAAACAAAATATTATAATCCAAAAGGTGGTCAAACTATCAACTTACAAAAAGATCCTTTCTTTAAAGATCTTACAAAAAAAATAAAGTTAAGCGTTTCTATATTAGCAGAAAATTATTTTAAGATTAAAAAAGGATATAAAGTAGACATCGTGTCTATGTGGTTAAATTCAAACGAAAAAAAGATGAATCATCCTCCACATAATCACATGAATACTTTCATAAGTGGTGTATTTTATTTAGGTGGAGAGACTGGAGAATTTGCTCCTTTAAAATTTCTAAGACCATACGCTTTACCAAATTTACCGATTATTGAAAAATACAATCCAATAAACTGTAATGTCTTAGAATCAATATGGGAAAAAGATAAATTAGTATTGTTTCCATCTTATTTATTTCACTATGTAGATGCAAACACCTCCAATAAATCTAGAGTAACTCTTGCATTTGATGCAATATTAAGAGGTAAATATGGAGAAATAATAAAGAATGGGGAAACAGTAGGACAATATAAAATATAATGTGGGTACATCCTCTTAAGAATCATACATTAATAAAAAATAAATTATTAGAAGCTATTAGCAAGGTTCCTAAATTTTCATTAACTGAACATGAGAATAATAAAATATCTCATACTGATTTTTATTTATCTGCTTCCGTAAAAAGAGAATATTTAGATATTTTTTATGACAACATTAAACAACATATGCTTATGTTATGTGAAAATTTTCATTCAAAAAATTGGAGGATTCATTCAAGTTGGTTTCAACAATATCATCAAGGGGATACTCATGGATGGCATAATCATGGTGAATCTCAATTTGCAGGAGTTTATTATTTAGAAATGCCCAGTAAATCTATGGTCACAGAATTTTTAGATGGTTCTAAAATAAAAGCAAAAGAGGGGGATATATTAATATTTCCATCATATAAGTATCACCGTTCTAAAAAAAATGACTCTAAAAAGCGTAAAACTGTGATAGCTTTCAACTGTTCCTTTGATGTTTGGAATGGTAATAAGGGCTAGATTTTAATTAGATCTCAATATATAAGGGATTATTATGCTACAAAAACTAGGCTTTGCACCAGGATTTAATAAACAAGTCACAGAAACCGGAGCTGAAGGGCAATGGTTTGATGGGGACAATGTACGTTTTAGGTACGGTACACCAGAGAAAATAGGTGGTTGGACTCAATTAGGTGAAGATAAATTAACAGGTTCTGCAAGAGCAATACATCAATTTGAAAACAAAGCCAGTGTTAAGTATTCTGTTATAGGCACTAATAAAATTTTATATGTTTATGTTGGTGGTCAGTATTATGATATTCACCCCATTCGAGCAACTTTAACAGGAGCTAATTTTACAAGCACCGCTTCATCTACAACGGTTACCGTAACATGCACCGGGACTCACGGATTATTAGAAGATGATATTGTTTTATTTGACAGTGTAACAGGATTAAGCGGATCTACATTTACCAACGCAACCTTTGAAGATGTAAAATTTATGGTTGCCTCAGTTCCAAGTGCAACTACATTTACAATTACTATGAACACTGCAGAGGCAGGAACTCCTGTAACAAATGGTGGATCAGCTTCTGTTTTATGTTATTACAATGTTGGTCCCTCTCAACAACTGGGTGGTTTTGGATACGGAGCAGGTAACTGGAGCGGTCAAACAAGTGGAGCAGCAACCACTACTCTTGCTACAGCGTTAACTGATACCACTACTACAAACATAGTTTTATCTAGCACTTCAGCTTTTCCAACATCGGGAGAAATTAGAATAGATAATGAAGATATAAGTTACACGGCGAATGACACCAGCACCAACACTTTAAGTGGAGGAGCAAGAGGAGTTAATGGAACGACCGCAGCTACACATACTTTAGGTGCTACGGTTACAAATATTTCTGAATACGTTGCATGGGGAGAATCTTCAACAGCTGAAGACTTTACTATTGATCCTGGACTATGGATTTTAGATAATTACGGTCAAAAACTAATAGCACTTATTTATAACGGTCCTTGTTTTGAATGGGATGGATCTCCAACAAATGCTGTTAACGTTAGAGCAACTCTTTTACCTAACGCACCTACGGCATCGAGACATGTTTTAGTATCTACACCAGATAGACACTTAGTATTTTTTGGCACAGAAACAACAGTAGGTAATAGTGCTACTCAAGACGATATGTTTATTAGATTCTCTGACCAAGAAAGTATTGATCAAACAGACTCTTATACTGTAACTGCAAACAATACCGCCGGTACACAAAGATTAGCTGATGGATCACGGATCATGGGAGCCATTAAAGGTAGAGACGCAATTTATGTTTGGACAGATACAGCATTATTTTTAATGCAATTTGTTGGTGCGCCTTTTACTTTCTCTTTTCAACAAGTAGGTACAAACTGTGGACTCATAGGTAAGAATGCTTGTGTAGAAGTAGATGGTAAAGCTTATTGGATGTCGGAAAATGGTTTCTTTACTTATGATGGACAATTAAAATCATTACCTTGTCTAGTAGAAGATTTTGTATATGACGATATTAATACTACGGCAAGAGATTTAATAAACTGTGGTTTAAATAATTTATTCGGAGAAGTTAATTGGTTTTATTGTGGCTCTGCATCCAACCTAATTAATAAAGTAGTCACATATAATTATTTAGACTCATCCGCTAACAGACCTATTTGGACAACGGGTACATTAGCAAGAACAGCGTGGGAAGATTCTGCCTTGTTTGGTAAACCACATGCAACTTTTTATGATTCATCTAGCAATAGTTCTTATGATGTTGTTGGTAATACCGATGGCTGTACAATATACTATGAGCATGAAACAGGGACCGATCAAGTTGACGCCGGTGGAGCTGTTACAGCTATAATAGCAAACATATCTTCTGGTGATTTTGATATTACACAACGTAGAAGCAGCACGGGACAGACAGTAGGTATGCCAGATTTAAGAGGAGACGGAGAGTTCATAATGAGAATAAGCAGATTTATACCAGATTTTATAGATCAAACAGGAACAACAGCTATTAAATTTAAAACAAGATTGTATCCAAATAGCACACAAGTTACCAATAGTTTCAATTGTACTTCCTCTACAACAAAAAAAGATGTAAGAGTAAGAGCAAGACAAATTGCATTAGAAGTTGCAAACACGGGTGCAAATGAAGATTGGAAGTTAGGGACGTTTAGATTAGATATATCCCCAGGAGGAAGAAGATAATGGCTACTGACCAAGAGATAAGAGATCAAGGTTTAAAATATATTCCAGAACAACAGTATTTAAAATATCCTTTTGAATTACCTCAAGATCAAGAACCTGTAACTAATTTAGGTATTGTAAATACAAATGCTTTTATGAATAGTAGTGGTATGGATAGTGGCGGTAACTTCAACAATATTTATGGATCAGGTTATGATGAAACGATAGGGGCTCCTGGTGCTTCTCCTTTTTTAAATATGAGTCAATCAGATTTTAATAAACAGATGTTTGAAACAGGTCCTTTCTCTGATCCGTATGGACAAAAATTAACAGACTATAATAGAAACCCTATGATGGATCCTTTAAATCAAAAAATAGTAGACAAGCTTAGAGAAGATAGAACGATGGATGCTAAATATACAGATGAAGAATTGATTGATATGTATGGTAATCAAAATTTTAAAGGTGGCATGTTTGAAGATGAAGAAGATGAAAAATTTAATTTTATGGACTACTTACCTTTTGTTGGAGACAAGAGTATAATGCAAGGAATTTTAAAAGCACTTCCACAAAACGATCCAAGAGCCACATCTATAAGAGACTACTACGGCGGCCAAGGTAATTTAAC